AAACAAAGACCAAGAAGGAAACCTCGGTAGAAAACACTGTTGTGAATGAATCTACTTTCACTGCACTCAACAAGAGTACGAATGCTCAGTCTACAAAGGTCATATCTAAGCAAAAAATAAACATCAATGGTGCCACTTTCATCTGTAAGAAACCCGAGATTAAGCAGATTGCTAATCTCGACGTGAAGGTACTTTCAAAGTTCAAAGGAAAAGATTCTGCGAACCTCGTCGACAACATCATGTCAGAGCTGGATAACAAGCTCGATGATGAACTTAAGCAGGCGTCTGGTTTCCTAGGTCTCGGTGGTGGAACCGAGTCTGAGCAGACTACCAATGTGAAGACTAGTGTCAGGAACTCCCTTAACAAATCAATCACCAATGAGACCATCAACACCGTAGCCTCCAAGATTGTAGTTGACCAGGACTTAAAACTCGAGAATCTGATCGTGGATCCTTGTGGTATGTATGGTGGTATCAAGGCTGCCGAGAAGATGTTCGAAGCCGGTAAGCTGTCTTTCAAGGACTTCAGGGAAGCTGTGAAGGACCCTTGTGATGCGGAATGTGGCTCTATCGGTCAGGATGTGCAGATTAAGTTTGTCGCTGAACAGATCGGTTCCAAGGTGACTGAGGCGATCTCCCAAAACAGTCAGGTGCAGAAACTCAAACAGGACATTAAGGCTAAGCAGGAGCAGAAGCAGCAGGGTGTCGGTGAAGCTGTCGGTGACGTCTACAAAGGTCTAGGTGAGGGTGTTGGCACTGCTGTTGGTGGTAAGAAAGCCGACGGTTCCGTCGGTGGTATTGGTGGGGGTGTTGGCACCGCTGCCAAGGGTGCTGGTGAGGGTGTTGGCTCCGCAGCTAAAGGTGTCGGTTCGGGTATTGGCGCCGCTTTTGGTGGCGGTTCGATGCCTTCGATCGCTTCTGCGTCGGTGTGCTGCGTCCTTGTCGCCGGAGCCGCTATGTTCGCTATGCAGAACCCCGATATGATGAAGGGGAATTAATTTTTGAAGAACACAACTTGATTCAGTCTGTATTCATTTCCAAAATATCTTTCGTTTGGTATATGCATTCCATGGGGAAATAAGTCACCATCGAAAATAACACAACGATTAAACTTTGGTTTAAGTGTTTTCGCTATTTTCCATTTTGACTTTGATCTCCAAGGAACGACATGCTCCCCATATTTATTCAGTGTATCTGGGATAACTTCATCGTAAAGATTCGTTCCGCATTCAGTGTCATTTTTATTCAGATATATGAGGGCGGTATATCCCGAATCCGTGTGTGGATGCCAGAAGTTATTTTTATAATCGTTGAATCTAGATGGAAAAAATCTGGTTTTATTTGTCAATAACAAATCCGGTCCATTATCGATCTTACATCCACATATTCTAGACAGGTATGAAGACACTTCTTTCATTTGTTGTATTCGAACTACATGTCGCATATCTTGAAAATGGACACCATTAAAACTTTCGAATCCTACGTCTCTCTCTGGATCGTGAACAGTTGCTGGAACTTTTTCTAACAACTTTAAAATCGTATCAGGTTTCTTATAAAAGTTATCAATGTAGTAAATGTTCGAACCTCTGAACTTTTCGACCATCACGGGAGAATCGTAGTTGATATCAAAAACACCCATCTAATACATCTTGAGATTAAAATCCATTTGTAATTATCCCATCAACTCCATACCTATACATGTATTCCAACTCTTTGTCTTCTTTATGTGTATAGGTGTACACTTTGATTTCCCTCATCTTACAATATGAGATGAACCCACGATCCAAGCATGTCCAGTGAAGTACGACAGCTTTGAGATCGTGTGTCAGGTAATTATATTCACTCTCGTGAAATGTCGTCTCGAATGTCGATCCTTTCTGGAAACCGTATGGGAGACTATACAAAATCTTTCGATTGAAACTACAGAATATCACATCCCGCGTGGGTTCAGTTTTATAAAACTCCATGAGTGCCCCAACGATGGATAGATTATCACCCTTGATATCGATGAGTAGTAGAGTTCTTCGAATGTCGGGAATTTGATCGTATACGTCTCTCAGAGTGCACACACCTTTCTCCCTTAACTGTTCCAAAGACATATCCGCCACGAAGTGGTCCCCCAAATACACATCGTGATGAAGAACCAATTCCCCCGTTCCACACAACTGCACGTCGATCTCAACCCCATCATAGTCCCTGTGAATCGCCTGACGAATCGCTTCTATACTGTTATCCTCGTACTTGATAGAATAGCCACGGTGAGCGATACACTTCATCCTAACTTAAAGAGATATTAATCCTTTATACCAATGATTTTAAGTATCGATGTCGGCACGAAAAACTTAGCTCTATGCCTTCTCGATGAAGACGCTGATAATATCGTACGACATTGGGATGTTGATGGAATCCCACCCCAACACACGGATGGAGTCTACGTCTCACTTCGAAAACATCTCGATGCGAGACCGTGGGTACTCACGGCTAAGACGATTCTCATCGAGAAACAACCTGAGCGCAACAAGAAGATGATATCTGTGATGCATTTTCTTCACGCTTACTTCATCATTAAGTGTCCCGATGCTGAGACGATACTGTACGATGCTCGTCACAAGATTCCGGATGTCGCGGGACCTGGTAAGGCACAGTACAACAAGAGGAAGAAAGTGTCCATCGAACGTTGTGAAGCCTTTATCCGTGGTGGAACTGTGAATGCTCATTGGCTCGATACCTTCATCAAGTCAAAAAAGAAGGATGATCTGGCAGATACTGTCATGCAAGCCCTCTCATTCGTGAATAGGGTCGAGGTCACCCCGGCTTCAAAGAAGAAGAAGTCGACGAAGATAGTATCCAGAAAACCAAATGAGAATCAGAAGATGACAAAATACTCAAAGTCAAACTTGGCTTGGATTTATCTCAACAAACCTGAATGTGAGTGTCTTGAAAATAACAAAAGGTTTATGAAGGACCTCAAGAGGTATTATCGGGACATTGAGGAGTTTGTTAAAGATTTGAAGTGAATAACAATCAAATGTCTCTCACCATCTGTATGTCCGCTGTGAACAAGCCCAACAACCTTGATCGTGTCATCAAAAGCAATAAGCGTCTCAAGTCGGCGTTTCACTCGAAGAAGGCAAAGAGGAACACCCATCGTGTGGCCCTTGACGAACTTGACACCTTTGTCGAACTCATCGACGAGGCGATCGACGCTATGAATGACACGTGGATTGAAATCGAGAACACACAGGAGAAGTTGTACAAATTGTATGACTTCTGCGGAGAGGTTCCGATGGATGATGAGTGTACCTATTAAAGATTTGAACGGATACTAAATCATAATGGAGAAAGTCTTGGATCATGGCTTTGTTCGTCTCGTTGATCACATGCCTCAACAAGATCTGGACACATCAATCGTACAAGCTGCCCGAGTCTCTTACGGTGACGGTACCAAAACCTCCCGTGGAGACCGGGGACTCATCCGATATCTCCTCCGACATTGGCACACGACCCCCTTTGAAATGGTCGATTTCAAATTTCACATCAAAATGCCCATATACATCGCCCGACAACACATGCGACACCGCACCGCCAGTATAAACGAACTTTCTGCGAGATACTCTGTGGTACCCAAGGAGTACTATGAACCCGACGTCATTCGTGGACAATCTGCTGTGAACCACCAAGGTTCCGAGGGTGTCGTAGAGATTGGTGATCACCTCAAAACCAAGACCAGTGAGCACCTCAACAATGCATTCGATGTCTATGAAGATCTACTCGAGAGTGGATGTTGCCGTGAACAAGCTCGCGGAAACCTTCCACAGTCCACGTACACAGAATTCTATTGGAAGATTAATCTCCACAATCTCCTCCACTACCTCCAATTGAGGATGGAGCCTGGTGCTCAGAAGGAGATTCGAGATTACGCGAACGCGATCTTCAATCTAGTGAAGCCCCTCGTCCCCATCACGATGGAGGCGTTCACGGACTTTAGAGTGAACGCGATGCAGCTCACAGGTCCAGAGATTGAGGCGATTCGCACAGGTGTGATGATGGATTCTCCGGGTGAGCGGAGGGAGTTTGAAGAAAAGGTGAAGCGTTTGAACTTGAAAGTTTAAACAGACACTTAAAAATAAAATGTCCAGAATGAGTACCTTACAAGATGTCGACAATGATCAAGATGTGCACTATCCAAGCGACCAAGACTCTATGCGAGTTCGAAGTGTCTCGCCGCCCCATGACTGCCCGTAAAGCGGGGTATGTTCATGTGGTTGAACACCCCAAGAAAGAAACAGCAGCACTCAACTATAAAGATACAGCGTGTGCGAGAATGGAAGCTGAGAGGCAGCCTCGGCGAGTGGCAAGGCTTAAAAAATTAAATGTCAATACAAAGTAAATGTTCGCCATCACTAACACATTCACAGTATTCGCCGCCACCAACAAGAAGAACAATGGATTCAAAAAGTTGGGTAAAAAGGTGCAGAAGCAGCGCCAGGGTGACGTTGACAGGATCAAGGATAAGCTCTCTGATATTGCCAAGGACGAGACTAAGCGCGTGAAGGAAGTATTCGAAGAGCATAAGAAGCTTTTCCAGAAGGCGAAGCCTAAGGGTTCCACGAAGAAGACCTCTATCGACTTTTACGAAAAGTAAACCACAAAGTACAAAAAACAAAAACTAACGCCAACGGTGTGTCCCCAAATCTCTCTGCCAGTAGAGCGCACACCACGCTATACTGGACGACTCGTATTTCCTGTCTTGTTTTGACCATAGACCTCTTCATGGCTGCTCTGGACTTCTCCAAGCCCAGAACAGCTGTACTTATTTTTCCAATCTTCGATGGGATTTCTGTCGTCTTCATGACCATCTCACCAAGATCAATGGATTCCATGAATTGTTGTTGAATCATAGGTTCCAGGTAGGTGTAATA